TTTATGAACGACAAAAAAGAAACACTACGTGAAATGAGTTTACGTATGGCACTCAAAATAGCTGATCTTACAAAAGTATCTCCGAATTGGAAAGAACTTGCAGAGAACACTGTTATGCGCCGTAGGTGAAGTAGATCGCCAGATATCTAGCTCCTGGGCGATCTAAAACTTGGCGGGCAGTTGCAACAATGCGCTGCCCGTCCTTTTTAAAAGAAAAACAAGATATGATACATATAACTTGGAGACAAGGGTGCTATGGGCACTATGTTATGCAATCAATTTATGCATATAGTAATCTAAGCAACGGCGCAGAAATAAAAATTGAATCTACTGGCAGTAGCCATGGGTTTGACCCTGGAACTCATTTTCGTCACGACCATAAGATGGAAGAAACTGCAGATGTAATAATTGCACCGAGTCCGGGGCATTATTTAGATTATTTAGACAATCAACTGGTGAAACAAGCAAATAACGATATAATTGAAAGTATAGAACTGAACTTCCCAGATTATAAAGAAAAATTAGGTAACTGGGATAATATTACGAGCTCAGACATTCCTACTTGGGTTATTAGAGAATGGATAAGTTTTTGGATAGCTGATAACATAACAAGTTCATACCCAGATATCAATGGGCACATATCAGCACTAGATTTATTTACTAAAAATGTATTTCCGGATTTAATTAACCATTTAGGCTTGACTTTGGTAGCAGACACTGCTACAATGGAGAACAATCAACGCATTTGGATAGCACAACAACGTTATCATAACGCACAACATCGATGTACTGCATGGGTACTAGACATTTTAGAAGATCGTAATACCGAGACTCCGTGTCAAACTATAATAGATGAGGCATATGTGCAACACTGTTTGCGAGAACAAGGATATGAAATACGCTGCAATGGACTCGATGTGTTTCCGGCTACCAGTAAAGATTTGCGAGAAATAATTTATGAAAACAGCAACACTAGTAATAAATGACGAAGTCAACTTAAAAATCACTGGCTTAGATCTGGATGTTCGCAAAAAGCTAGTTAACACTTTTAAGTATGATGTGCCGCATGCAAGATATTTGCCAGCAGTGCGACTAGGCCGCTGGGATGGCAAAGTCGCATACTTCCAAATGGGTGGCAGTACATATTTAAACTTGCTGCCTGATATTATTCCTATACTTGAGGACTTTAACTATGATATCGAAGTCCAAGACAATAGAGAATATCGAACCACGTTTAAGTTCGAGCCGGTTACTGAAGAATCTTATGCTGATGTACTTTGGCCAAAGAATCACCCAGCTGCTGGGCAACCAGTTAAACTGCGTGATTACCAAGTTGAAATTGTAAACAGTTTTTTAGAAAACCCACAATGCATACAAGAAATTGCAACAGGTGCAGGCAAAACTATTATGACTGCGTCACTGAGCGAACGTGTTGAAAATTACGGACGCAGTATTATTATTGTTCCGAACAAAAGTCTAGTAACACAAACTGAAGCAGACTACATAAACATGCAATTAGATGTGGGTGTGTTTTATGGCGATAGAAAAGAATTTGGGCACAAGCACACAATCTGTACATGGCAAAGCTTGAATGTACTGCTAAAGAATACCAAGAATCATAAAGTGGATATTACAATACACGAGTTCTTAGAGGACGTTGTGGCTGTTATTGTTGACGAAGTGCACATGGCAAAAGCAGATGCACTGAAGACATTGCTAACTGGTGTAATGAGCCAGATACCGCTGCGCTGGGGATTAACAGGCACAGTACCCAAAGAACAATTTGAATTTCAAGCACTGCACGTTGGGCTGGGCCCAGTGATCAATCAACTTGCAGCCAGCGAGCTACAGGAAAAAGGCGTACTTGCAAACTGCCATGTGAATGTTGTGCAGCTAGTAGACAATGCTGAGTTTACAAACTATCAAAGTGAACTAAAATATCTGTTCGAAGACAAGGGCAGGCTAGACACAATCTCTGGAGTAGTTTTGGAAGTAAATAAAACTGGCAATACTCTTGTGCTAGTTGATAGAATATCGGCAGGACAAGAACTGTTGAGCAGACTAGGAGACAACGCTGTATTTGTAAGTGGTGCAACCAAATCTAAAGAACGCCAGGACGAGTATGATGAAATAGCCACATCAACTGGTAAAATTATTATTGCAACATACGGTGTTGCGGCTGTGGGTATTAATTTACCACGTATTTTTAATCTTGTACTATTGGAGCCAGGTAAAAGTTTTGTACGGGTTATACAAAGTATTGGCCGAGGTATTCGAAAAGCAGAAGATAAAGATCATGTGCAAATTTGGGACATAACATCAACCTGTAGATTTGCCAAAAGGCACTTAACCAAACGTAAACAATTTTACAAAGAAGCAAACTATCCATTTACTGTAGAAAAGTTGAAATGGGATGGGTGATTGTTATAAACAAGTAAAAAATTATGTTAATGCCAATCACAGTGGAATTGTATTAGAAATAGGCAGTGATCGCTACGACGGTTCCAGTGCATACTTTGCTGAAATTGCCGAACAGTTGGGCACACAGTTTATTACACTAGACTTGGATGAAAATATGCCACGCAGATTGGCACAGTGCATCCCGGCTCATCTAAAACCCATTACAGAATTTATCCATTGTGATGGAACAGAGTGGACAAAGACTTGTAAACACCAAATTAGTGTGTTATACTTAGATAACTTTGATTGGAACTGGGAACCAAGTAGTTCTAGTAAAGGACACTGGCAAAAGCGTATTGAGGAACAACGGACTTGGTATCAAGAACGTGGTATTACAATGAATAATATTAATAGCCAGGTTGCACATTTAACACAGATGCAGAATTTATTACCGCATATGACTGATAATTGTATTGTATGTTTAGATGATACCTATTTGCATACAGATGTGTATATTGGCAAAGGCGGAGCTGTTGTGCCGTATTTGTTGGTCAACGGGTTTGAAATTTTATTAACACAGGATTATGGAGTTATAATGGGTAGGACTAAATGAAAATATTAACACTAGATAATACTGTATTCGAGTTGGATGCATTGCCGGAAGAAATTGATGATATGCGTTTTGCAATCTTTGATAACAGCGATCCAGCAAATCCGGATCATTTTTACATTCCGTTGATTTTTTTAGAAACGTTTAACAGTCCAGCTCTGGTTCTTAAAATTGGCAATACTACTATGAAAATGCCCATTGATTGGCAAGTGCTAATCGGCGAACCAGATGTAGGCGACTTAGAAATGCTGGCACTTACTAGTATCAATGACAGAGGATTCAAAGTCTTTGAATTTAACCCATTGACTAGTTTTTCTCCTACTTATTTGGACATTGAAATTGTTGATGTGTATCAAGATGTAACTTGGTATGTGCCGAAGTTGAAGAATGGACAGATGCTGGCAGTACCAATTGATGACAGCCCTAATCCCCGCTGTGTGTACTTTGTTAAAGATATCTCTAGGAACTGTGAAATTGTTGACATCACGCAGGCATTTTAATGAGTGACAAGCTTAACATAGCAAACGAAATGCGTTGCTTTGATAGTAAAGACCGAGACTTTTACGACAGTCTCACTGACGAAGAGCGCAAAAAGTTTTCAAACTATCTGATGATACGCTGGGGAAGCAGTGTGCAGGGAAGCAGCGAGCTACAGGAATATTACTTGATATCCTGCAACGAGCGTTTTAACAAGCATTTCTTTGACATCAACAAACATCCAAAACTACAATGGTTGTGTGCAACAAGTGTCAGCCCGGGCATGGGAAATCACAGACATCAATGGATTGCGCCAAAGAAAAAAGACAAAGGCAACAACATAGCAAAGAAAACGCTGATGGAGTTGTATCCTGCAATGAAAGCAGATGAAATTGACTTACTAAGTAAGTTAATAACCAACAAAGAACTGAAGGAATTCATGCGTGACAGCGGCACCGCAGACAAAAAGTGAAGTCTATGTTTGCAAATATTGCAAGCGTGAGTTCAAACGAGAAAACAGTTTGTCTGTTCATTTGTGTGAACCAAAAAAGAGATTTCAAGAAGAAAAAGAAGTAGGCGTACAAATAGGTTTACAAGCCTATTTGCGTTTCTATGAAACAACACAAGGCAGTGCTAAAATAAAAACATTTGCAGATTTTGCTAAAAGTCCGTACTATAAAGCGTTTGTAACATGGGGAAGACATTGCCAGGCTATTAATGCTATAAACGTGCCCAAGTTTTTAAACTGGTTGCTCTCGAATAATAAAAAGATAGATCACTGGTGTAAAGAAGCATTGTATGATGAATACTTGCAACAATATATAAAACGTGAAGCACTTCAAGATGCACTTGAGCGTGGTATCAAGTACAGCATGAAATGGAGTGACAAAACTGGCAATCCAGCACACGACTTTTTAAGATATGGAAACGAAAACACTGTAGCATTTGCAATATCAACTGGGCGCATTAGTCCATGGTTGTTGTTTAACAGCAAGTCTGGGCAAGATTATCTTGAGAACATGAATGGTGATCAAATTAAAATAGTATGGCCTTGGATTGATCCAGACTTTTGGCAGAAAAAGTTTAAAGATTATCCAGATGACAAAGCGTATGCAGAGGAAATACTTAAACGTGCAGGCTGGTAAAGGTTGACAAGTTGTATTATGTGTGTTATAAGTAAAGCAACAAAAGGAGATACCAATGGGACTAACTCGACCAAAGATTTCACAAGTTAAATCGAAACCCAAGCACAAAGACAAAAAGTTTTATCTTAGTGTGATAAAAGTAGCTGCATATCTAGGTGCATGTTATGCACTGTACAACGGTGGTGTTGTGCTTGGCGAAGCAATCTATGTTGCAGAGCTGCCAGCAGTTAATCTTGGGCAATGGTTTACATATGCAGCAGGGTTGTTTTTGGTGGCAAATATTACTTCGTTTATTCGCGACTTAGTATGAGTGCAGACGTCGACATTGACTTTGCTGACAGGCAAGCAATCATTGATTTAATTCAATGTACTTCTGCTAGGCAAAACGAACAAGGTCGACGTCATAATTCTGGTGTATATGTTACACCTGTTCCGTATGATGCAAAAAACAATTGTGCTAGCATAACATACGACGAAGCTGAAAGTCGTGGATACTTTAAACTAGACTTTCTCAACATGAGTGTGTACACATCTATACGAGATCAGCAGCACTATGACGAATTGTTAGCAAAAGAACCCCAATGGGACTTGATGTGGACTAACAGCGATCTTGCACAAAAACTAGTGCATGTAGGCAACTATGCACAGCTACTCAATGAGATGCGCCCAGACAGCATACAGCGTATGGCTGCATTTATATCTATTATTCGACCTGGTAAAGCACACTTGAAAAACAAACCATGGGATGAAGTGTTTGCTAGTGTGTGGGATGGTGATAGCAGTGATGGATTTGTGTTTAAGAAGTCGCATGCTGTTAGCTATGCAACACTAGTGGCATTGCATCTTAATCTACTCTGCGAACAAGAGTAATACTACGGCGTTTAATTTTCTTACGTGACAGTTCTGCTAAACTTGTTGCAGGTCCGAGTAATATATCCAGGTCCTTATTGATAAATGTTCTGAGATAAGGCCTAAATTGTTCCCAATCATTTTTGAGAAAAATGTTGATGGGTATACTACGATTGCTTTCCCACCACCACTGCGATGCTAGTTCAATAAAATCTCGTTTTTGTTGATCGTTTACTATACTACCAAAATCGTATATAGTTGTAACTTGGTCATCTCGATTTTGAACCACACCGACATATTCGTTCTTTGCATATGTGCAAAACGTAATAAATGGATACCTCTCGGCGATCTTTTGGAAGAGTTCTACGCCCATAAATACCTTGTATTGGAGTTATAATTAATGTATTCTACCACTGTGTATTTATATCAACAAAAGCAACAGGTGTTATTAGTCGACACCAGTGGTGCGTATTTTCAAAGGAGATGGCAACCGGTGTATGCAAAGAAACTAAAAGTGAACCTAGGGGTTGATAATGTTATTCTTTTTGAATTTATCAATCAAGATCAAAAGCCTGTAAATATTTCGGGTAGTACGATCACATTCAGAATGATGAGCACCGACGGCGAGGAACTACTGGCTGTCAAGGACTTGGACATATTGTCGGCAGCATATGGTCGTGCTAAAGTTGTTTTATCGCATGAGTTATTGAGCAGTATTGAAGCACAAACTGCTAGCTGGAGTTTAGAACGAGCAAGCGGGGAATTGTTTGAAGCAGTTTTCACTGATGCGTATTCTAGTGGCAGAGGGCAAGTGGATATTGTTGACAGTGTTTATCCAAACTATGTAGAAAGTACAATACTTGAAGTACCTTCGCCGTTGAAACAAAATACGCCAGCTGCAAACAATGATAGAAATTATAGTAGTATAGCATACACTGCTGATAATACGTTAACAACTTTTCAACTTGACTTTGACAACTTTACTGGTAATGTAAAAGCACAAGGCAGTGATTCTCAGCTCGGCCCATGGTATGACATCGGGTCACAAACAGTGTACAGTAATCGAGACACACGTGATTACATCAATGTTGATGGTACACACAATTGGGTGCGTTTTGAAATTAACCAATACGGATATAGTGCAAGTGCAGTTGCAGAAGTTGCAGACGGGCGTGTTAGTAACATTTCATTAAATGGCGGCGGCGTTGAATGGTATGGCACAGGCGATCCTAATGTTGATATTGAGGGCGGGCGAGGAACAGGCGCAACAGCTACAGCTACAGTCACAGCCAATGCAGTATCAAGTATTTCATTGGTTACCACTGGGCAAGGATATATAACAGTACCAGAAGTAAAATTAAACAGCGGAAAAATTACTCAAATCCTCTATAGATAAAAGGTACTACATGGCCATTAAACGAATTATAGCATTTGGCGATAGCTGGACTTATGGTGACGAATTATTGGATCCGCAATTCAGTGCACATCCAGATAAAGGAATACTTGATCATTATACTGAAAATACAAAATATCGGTTAGATCATTGTTACGCTGGGCTTGTTGCTAATCATTATGGTGTTGAATTAGAAAACCTGGCATTTCCTGGTAGTAGTCTCGAAAGCATGCGTTGGACAGTAGATTGGTTGTTAAACAACAACGGCCAAGATCTACAGGATTCATTATGGCTAGTGGGTCTAACTGACAGTAGCAGGCAGAGTTGGTTTAATCCGTTGCATGAAGTAGGCAGGAAAGATCCGCCATGGAATCGCCACATGCACGGAACTTGGTTAACACAACCCAATCCAGACATTGATGACAACTGGTTCGAGTTACAAAAATTGTGGCTGGTTATGAGCTATCATCGAGAATGGAGTGAATACAATTATCGACAAACAATTAATTTGTTTGATTATGCTGCTAACAAGGCTGGTGCAACATTATTACAGTTTAGTGTGCTGGGAAATAATTGTAAAACACAATCACCTACGTTACTTTACCCTGGAATGAATTGGCGCAGCATCCTTCAAAACAAGCAGAAAGAGTTATCAACTGAACTTTTTGCCGAAAAGGGGCATCCAAATGAAAAAGGCCATGAAATTATATCAAAACACTTGATTGAACACATAAAGTATGCTAATATAATAGCATAATGTTAGACATAATCAGTTATCTGCCCACAAAGCATAAAGTAACTAGTTCAGGATGGATTAGTTTTAATGCTCCGTGTTGTATTCACAATGGCGAATCAACAGATCGTCGAAGTCGTGGTGGCCTGCGCCAGCAGGAAGATGAATGGAGCTATCATTGCTTTAACTGCGGATTTACTGCTAGCTTCACGCCAGGTAGGCCAGTAAGTTATAAAGCTAGGCGCTTTCTAGAATGGCTTGGTGTAGACAGCGTTGATGTTGAACGTCTTAATTTAGAAAGTCTTAAACGCAAGAGTTTGCTGGACTTAACAGCAGAGCGTAATCAAATACGCCATGTAGATGTAGTATTTAACGAAACTGAAGTGCCGGAAGGTGTTGAAGTAATTGATCCTAGCAGTGCAGATCATCAACGATATTTAGACTATCTAGCAAGTCGGAGAATAATGTTAGAATACCCGTTTTTAGTTGACAAGAAACGTGGAGTACGAGATAGGATAGTAGTCCCATACACATACAAAAATAGAATTGTTGGGCATACGTCAAGGTACTTGGACAATCGTACACCCAAGTTTATTAACAGTCAGCAACCAGGGTATGTGTTTGGGTACGACTTGCAAAAAACAGACTGGACTAGTGCAATTGTAACTGAGGGAATTTTTGATGCGTTAAGTATAAGTGGCCTGGCAGTTATGCATGATACTATTAGTCCGCAGCAAGCACAACTATTAAAACAACTGAAGCGTAGGATTATTGTTGTTCCTGATCAAGACAAAGCAGGATTAAGTATTATAGATGCAGCCGTTGAATACAAGTTTGAAGTAAGCATACCCGAATGGCCGGATGATGTTAAAGACGTAAATGATGCAGTTGTGAAATATGGAATAGTAAATACACTATTACAAATACACAAACATGCCGAATCAAGCAAGATTAAAATTGAAATGTTTAAAAAGCGTTTACAAAGGAAACTAAGTGAGTAAACTTTATATTGTTGGAGACAGCTACAATGCAACAACCAGGATGGATAAACTAAAGTATGACTGAATATACATATGAGGTACAAAAATTATTCTTAGAAATGGCAATGCAAGATGCACAGAGTTATTTGCGTGTGCAAAACATTTTCAACAAAGAAAATTTCGATAAAGATTTGCGTGAAGCTGCTGAGTTTATCTATGACCATGCAAATGAACACAAAACACTTCCAGACCGTATGCAAGTAAAGGCAGTTACTGGAGTTGATTTACAAGAGATACCTGATCTCAATAGTGGGCACACTGATTGGTTTTTAGGCGAGTTTGAAAGCTTTACTCGTAGACAAGAACTTGAACGTGCAATTTTACAAAGTGCAGACTTGTTGGAAAAAGGAGAGTACTCGCCTGTTGAAAAACTAATCAAAGATGCTGTGCAAATAAGTTTAACAAAAGACTTGGGAACAAATTACTTTGAAGATCCCAAAGCCAGACTGTCGGCACTTAAAGACAACAATGGGCAGAACAGTACAGGCTGGAAAAACTTGGACAGACTGTTGTATGGTGGCTTTAATAGAGGCGAACTACAAATTTTTGCAGGTGGATCGGGCTCGGGCAAGAGTTTGTTTATGCAAAACTTGGCAGTTAATTGGATGGAAGCTGGGCTTAATGGGACTTATATTACATTGGAGCTCAGTGAGGGCTTGACAGCCATGCGACTTGATAGTATGTTAACTGGAACACCTAGCAAACAGTTGTTTAAAGATATTGACACTGTTGAAATGAAAGTCAAGATGGCGGGCAAAAAAGCAGGCAATCTGCAGATTAAATACATGCCAGCACAAAGCACTGTTAACGATATTCGTGCATTTGTAAAAGAACTTAGCATTAAACAAGGCAAAGACATTGACTTTATGCTGGTTGACTATTTGGACTTGCTTATGCCAGTGAGTGCAAAGGTTAGCCCAAACGATTTGTTTGTTAAAGACAAGTATGTAAGTGAAGAACTTCGCAACTTGGCACGTGAATTAAACATATTATTTGTTACAGCAAGTCAGTTGAACAGAAGTGCTGTGGAAGAGATTGAATTTGATCACTCGCACATCTCGGGTGGTATTAGTAAGATTAACACAGCAGACAATGTGTTTGGTATTTTTACAAGTAGAGCAATGAAAGAACGTGGGCGCTATCAAATACAAGCAATGAAAACCAGAAGCAGTAGTGGTGTTGGACAAAAGATTGACTTGGAGTTCGACATGGAAAGTCTGAGGATCACTGGACTGGATGACGACGAAGCAGCATCGGGTGCAGGCACACAAGGCAGCACTATATTAGCAGGCATTAAAGCAAAAAGTCAAATGGTGCAAAAAGACGTAACTGACAGCATGCCGCAAGATGCTCCCAAGGTAGTGGCCGATGTACAGAGCAGCAAGCTCAAACAAATGCTAGCAGGAATTAAACAAAACGGATAATCAATATGTGGAAGTGCAGCGAGCCATATAACACTGTGTACTTAGAGCAACAAGAAACTGGGTTGCATGTTGCTCCTTGTTGTGTTGCTACACCTGAGTTGTATGACACTAACGCAACTTTATTTGATCAGCCATACTTACAACAAGTAAGAGCAGAGTTTGACAATAATAAAATACCAAGTGCGTGTGTATATTGTGTGAAAAATGAACAAAACGGATTCACAAGTCGCCGACAGTCAAGTGGACAAGAAGAACATGTACATCAAATAAAAAATTTAGAAATACATGTTGGTAATTATTGCAATCTTAAATGTGTTATCTGTAGTAATCGTTATAGTTCATCATGGCGCAAAGATGCTGGCGCACTAGGTCACAAAACATATGATAATTTTAAATTTGATTCAGTGGATTTTGTAAAAGATTTAGATACTGTGGAATGGTTGCATTTTAACGGTGGCGAACCGTTGTTTACTGACATACATCAAGATATACTTAATAATATATCCAATCCTGGGCAATGCACAGTATACTATAATACCAATGGAACTATTCGAGTTACTGACAGTATATTTGAACTTTGGAGTAGGTTTAAACTAGTAAAATTAATTTTTAGTATCGACGATGTTGGCGAAAGATTTAATTACCAACGTACAAATGCAGATTGGACACAAGTCGAAAGTAACATGTTTTGGTATAGAGATGTTGCACCGTCAAATATGATGTTTGGCATTAATCGAACTATTAGTAGATTAAATATGGATCATCTTGATGAATTGGATGAATGGTTCGTGAATTATTTCCCTACAAATAGAGATGGGGATCATAATGATTATACCAATCAATATGCTGCTGGAAGGTGCGCTATAGATGCCGACAAAACTCATTTTCAAACCTATATTGAAAATCTTGACAAACTGAGAACCTAATAGTTATAGTAAATATACATAAATACTAAAAAGGACAAACAAAGTCATGCAAAAAAAGACTCGCAGCATCTTTGATGAGCTGGATGGCATTTACAATGAGCGTTATAAAAAACTCGAAGAACGTGAATATGTTGTTGAGAGTCGTGCTAGTAATGTTATTGCTAGTGCAGTGCGTCTGATGGAACAAATTGAAGAATTATATACCGCTGAGCAAGCTGAAAATTTACAACGCAAATTGTTAAATGCCATCCGAGCACGAGATCCTGGCAAGTTTTCTAGATCGGTAAGGCGCACAAATGAAAAGTAAAGCACAAATAATACAAGAAAATCTATTAGCAGAACTTGAAAAAGTATCTGAAATTGAATTTTTTAAAAAAGCCGGGAAAGCTGTTTCTGG